CCATCGTTTCCTTGGTATAAGCGATGGTAGAGTCAATTAACTGAATAATCTGATTAGAGAAGTCGGGTGCTTTAACAGCATCAATAACTTTGCCCGCCATATCCATGTTGGTAATAGCAGTAGCCTTGGTCACGTCATTAGTCAGTTTCGCAATCTTGTTCTCATCATAGAAAACACGGGGAAAGCCCATGTTCGTCATGTAGACCATGCACATTGCGTAAATTTTGTTAATAAAAACCTGATTTGGAATCAGGCCTGTAATGGGCGAACGCCCGTGATAGTTATTTGAAGTCTTCTCCCAAGAGAACCACGCAATCGGGTAGAGTTTATATTCAAGGTCAGTCTCTTCTTTCAGCACAACCTTGTTGGTAACCTTGATGCATTTAACCGTTGTTTTCGTGCGAGGCTTGGAAATACCGAACTGGTCTTTATCATTGACCGTCGTCTTCTCTTTCCAAAACTTTGTAATGACTGTAGTTAATTGAGCGTCCGCAGAAGACTGCTCGTTGGTGTACTCATCATCATCCGGGGTAATCATTGAGATATCATTCTCAGAAACGCCCGCTTCTTTTGCCATATCCTTCACCTGCTTGGTGTAAAGACGCTGAATAACGAGGATATATGGCTGTTTCTGAACTTCCGAAGTGTACGGATTGCCGAAAATAATGTGGGTATTATCCACAACTTCCGTCTCAATATCACCCTGATAAGACTGATTGGTTTCAATATCCGGGTCGAACGAAATATAAACAGCAGTGTCGCCGTCCACACAGGCATTCTGAATATTTTTGCGGGCCTTAGTCGTTGTTTTTGTGCGCTCGATGACTTTCTCGACCGAGAACGCAAGCACGTCAGCAAGGGCCTTATTCTCTTCCGTATCGTCAAATGGAGTGATATGCACGCCAACATCATCAGACACAAGCATTGCGATGAAATAGCTTACTACTCGTTTGATGATATTAAAGACAGGCTTCGTCATATCGGGAGCGTTAACGCCGTACCACTGGTCGCCCATAAAAAAACGCTGATTCTTCTTCACATTGGAATAGAGTTCCATTCCTGCGTTGAAAGAAGTGCCATCAACGTACTCGGCATATATTTCTTCGGGTTTCTTTTTAATTTCCATGAGGGTTTCCGTCAAACATCATCATGTTAAGAATCTGTCTGATCTGTCCTTTCTCCGTATCGGTAAAATCTTTTGCGGCATCAATCCGCTCCATTCTCCGAAGGGTATAGAGGGTTATACACGATGTAATCATAGAAAGAACTGAAATGACTCCAAGGACAAGAATTGCCATATTAACCTCCTGTAAACTCTAAGAACGAACGAACTTCTTCATAATCTTTCGGTAAAATCTCTTCTTCAATCGGGGTATAGTCAGATGCCTGCGGCATGATTGCCCAACTAATAGCCATTGCAAACACGCAGTCATCGTGAGCGCCAGTTGCGGCTTCGGGTCTGCCAACCTCATTCTTCACGAAACTCAATGCTTCATGGAAGAAAGCGGGGTCTTTAATCAATTCAGCGTGATAATTAACTACTTCTTTCAACTTATCCAGTATTAGCGGTCTAGTTGTAGAGGTGGTTTTAAAACCGAACTTTTTCATAATGTGCGGCGTATAGGTATCTACCGTTTCCCTTACATACAGGTTCTCATACCCCATCTCCTGCAGCCTTAGCGTAGGATAGGACGAGAAGTTTGTTTCCGGGCCAATCATAGCGTAGTTGTAATACCTGCCTAGGTTATATATCTGCTGAACGAACTGCCGTTCATCCATCTGCGCTCTATACTTAGCCACCTGCGTACCGCCATCCGTTTTATCCAGTACATATCCAACGAAGTAGTCAGAACCTTCACCTGCGGTATCTGCGCCCAAGCAATAGACGTGTCCGGGTACTGGATGATTCCAAATAGAGATACAACCGTTCTGTCTTTCGTAGAATCCACCCATTTCGGTGAACTCGCCTATATCCATCGGAGGGCGTATAGTCCTTAAACGTTCCTGTATCTTCACAGGGTCGAAGAACGGATTACCTGACTGGATAAATGCTTCTTCGGGTGTAGCTGGGTACTCCTGTTTGAACTGATTGATATCGCCACCGCACAATGTGCGAATAGCATAACGTCTCCACATAATCTGTTCGTTATCCAGTCCGAACTCAGCCTTCAAATCATTCTCTTCAGCCGTCAGTTCTTCGCCGTTATACTCTCTTCTGTATTCGGGCATCTGATACCAAGGGAAGAATAGTGGAATGTAATCACTATCCCCCGCCACGGCCATATCCCACATCTGTTTGAAGTAGTTATACCCATTTGCGGTAGACTCAATTACCAGTAATGAGAAACCGGACTGGGGCAAAGTCTGAAGCAAACCAGTCAACTGGTCTTGTACGGTTTTGCCGTCCTGTTCCTTCCAAAACGCTATTTCAGACAGATGCATCAGTTTATATGTTGCGGAACGACCGACACCTTTCTGCTCGGCACTGGACACTCTAATAGAACTTCTTAAGCCGGGGTTAGCTTCCTTTTCAGCCGGGTCATTGGTAGGATTCTCAAACCTTAACAGTTTACTGTTTGAATATTTGACCATCGGCTTCAGATTTGGTGGAAGGTTATCGTAATACCTCTTCACCATATCGTAGATGTTATTCGTGGCATCCGTGTTATGCGCCATGATAAGTCCGTTAATGAAGAACGAAGTCATCGTAACAGCGCCAATCAACGCTTCAGTCATCGTAGAGAAACCCATCTGTCGTGCCTTGAGGATAATAATCTTACAGGGCTTATCGTTGTTGTAATGCTCTTTAAACACGTCATACAAGACTTTCTGAGCATCGTTCATGTGGAGCGGAATCAGGTTACTCTGCTTATCGACAATCTTGAAATACGTTTCGATATAGTCCTTCAGCGACAGTACAGTGGGTTTTACATACTTCTCGCCCTTCGCTTTAGCCTCAGCTTTCTTCTGTTTCTCAGCCTCAGCTTCTTCCTTCTTCTTCCGCTCTCTCGCTTTTCTCGCAGTCTGCTTCATGCCTTTAACTTCGTGTTCTTCAGTACCTGTTCAATGGAAATCTTTGCGTTGAGATCGACACCACGATTGTCTGAATAGCCCATAGTTTTTAAAGCGAAAATAGCGCCAGTTGGATTCTTCTGAGTCTTTAAATCCTTGAACAGTGCCGCTTCAATATTGTTAATCGCAAACTCGTGTACGCTCGCTAAATCGGGATGGTCTTTCATATTCTTGAACATGCTCTTACTCATATTCAGGTGCAGGCACAGTGCAGGCACGCTCCACTCAAGCGGGTCGTGAGTAGCAAAGTATTCCTTAACACTTGCCTCTACTCTTGTCGGATTTAAGTTATCCAGTTTCTTCGGTTTATACCTCTTGTCAGGTGTACCGTCTTTCTTCAGTTTCTGTTCCATATTTACCCCTTGTATCCTTTATGTTTGCTCGCCCGAGCCTTGAGAATCTCGTTAAGAATAAGCGTAGACATAGGCGCATCCGGGCTTGACCACGCAGGAAGATTACCTGCCGCATTAATCGTATCGGGCGCTGTAATATAACCGTTCGATGAATAAGGGTCTAACTGCCCAATTCTGTCAGTAGGGTCTGTATATGTTGCATAAGTTCCGGGAATCCACCCTGCAACAGCAGAGCCGCCTCCTCTATCAATGTTATTTGCCATGAAATTTCTCCTTTCTTAAGAAAATATAGCGAAAGTTTAGTATTGCTTCATACTTATCCGAGAATTTCTGATACTACTGCCTCGAAATATTTAGCAACGCTAAACTTTTTTAGTTACATCTTGGGGTGTCATTGATATGCCGGGGAGACCCGGGTGGGTATTACAGACTAGATACTCTATGAGAGAGAAACAGGATGGGCCATTCGCGTATGGAGTTCCTATCCCTATATACCTAAAAATAGCCGGCATACCCCGCACCCTGCTATATACCTTATGTTTGCCCTGCTCTCCTGCTCCACGTACCCCTGCATA